AACCGACGCAGCCCAAGGTCCTCGAGGAGCGTTAGGCGTGCCCGATAACACCGTCAAAGTCACGATCTCCGCGCAGGACGAAGCGACCGCGATCCTGCGGAAGGTGCAGCAGGAGCTCGCGGCCCTCAAAGGCGTGACGGCGGACGTCGCGAAAGGCATGCAGGCCGCCGGCGCGGCGTCGCAGGCGAGCGGCGAGAGCTTCCTGGGCATGGTGTCGAACCTGAAGCAGCTCGCTGTCGCGTACGGCGCGCTCAAGGTGATCGACTACGTCGGGAGCGTGATCGAGTCCTCGGCCGCCACGGCGCGCCTGGCACAGGTGACGGGAATCGGCACGGAAAAGCTGTCGGTGCTCAAGGTCGCAGCCGAGGAAACCGGCGTCTCGATGGACGAGATGAACGCCGGACTCCGGCGGTTTGCCACCGCGATGGGCAACCTGCAGACGGGAAGCGGCGGGGGGAAAGTCGCGGCGGATCTCAAAGCCATCGGACTGTCGGCCAAGGATCTGCAGGGCCTAACGCTGGACCAGCAGCTGCTCAAGGTCATCGATGCGATGGCGAAGTACGCGGACGGCACGAACAAGATGGCCGTCGCCAACGCGCTCTTCGGGCGCTCGGGCTCTGAGCTCCTCCCGCTCTTCGATCAACTCGCCAATGGCGGGTTCGCGAAGGTGGAGGAGCACGCCCGAGCCACGGGCCAGATCCTGACCGAGCAGGATGGCAAGGCCGCGATTGAGTTCGAGGCGCAGTTGAGCGCGCTCAAAGGATCACTCGAAGGACTCACACGTTCAGTGTTAGGCGGTGGTCTCCTCGCCGGATTGACCTCGCTCGCAAATCTGCTCGAGAACGTCGCCGCACATGGCCGCACGGCGTTCGCCGTCATCTTCCCGTTCGGCGCCGCCGTCCAGGGGCTCAAGCAGGCGCTCACGCCTGCCCTCAGTCCGGAGGCCGGACTCCGCACCGATCCGGATCTCGCGAAGCGGTTAGCCGGTCCGCCGAAGCCCGAGCCGAATCTGACCGGAGCCGGCGCCCGCGGGAAAGCCGACGAGCAGGAACTGCAGCTGATTGAGCAGGCGGCGCAGCAGCGGCTCGCGATCGAGAAGGCCGCGGCGGAATCGGAATTCGCGCAGTTCCAATCGTATGCGCGGCTCGCCGAGCAGCTCGAGCAAGCGCACTACGCGCAAGGCATCCTCGATCTCAATGCGTACTACGCCTTTCGGCGGGCGGCGATCCAGGAGCAGGCCGCGGCCGAAGAGCAGATGATCGAAAGGGAGATCGCGGCGACACAGCGCGCAACGGCGGTGCAGCTGGCAGCGATCCGCACGGCCCCGCTCAACACCGGCACGCCGCAGGGTGACGAGGCGGAACGCATCCGCCGGCAACGTGAAGCGCAGCAGGTTTCCGCCCGCGGTGCACAGGAGATCGCTGCGCTCCGCCAGAAAGCGTCGCAGGAGCAGCTCCAGACACAGGAGCAGCTCAACGCGCTCACCGAAGAGCAGCGCGTCAAGTATCTCGGCATTCTGGACGCCGTCACCGCGGTGCGCGATCGAATGCTCGAGGCGCAGGGGCAGACGCGCGCGGCCGCGCAGGATCAAATCGACAAGCAAATCCGAGAGTTCGACACCACGTTAGGCCAGTCGCCCAATGTGAGCGACGAGCAGCGGGTCGGCCAGGTGGCGCAATACCGCCAGGTGCTCGAGCTGCAGGCGGATTTCGCCGAACAGCAGCGTCAGGCGCAGCTCATCGAGCAACAGCTCGGCAACGAGCGCACGGCGATCCAGGACAAGGTGAGGCTCGGCCAGATAGGCGAGAAGGATGGCGAGCGCCAGATTGCCGCGCTCGAGGCCCAACGGGTCCCGGCGCTCCAGGCGATCGCCGAGAAGATGGCGGAGATCGCCCAGCAGTTAGGCAATCCGCAGCTCGCCAATGAAGCGCGCGCTCTATCAACGAGTCTCGGCAGCATGGGCCAGCAGACGGACGAGGCGGCGATCGCGAGCGCGAACCTCGGGAGTAACCTCGGGCAAGTGGCGCGCTCGGGGCTCATCGAGTACTTCGGTTCCGGCATCTCGCGTGCGAACGGGTTTGCCTCCGCGCTGCAGGGCGTCGTCGGCCAGCTGCAGCAGGTGATCGCGAAGGCGTTCGTGCTGCAGGCGCTGAAGATCCTCGGGTTAGGCGGCGGCATTGGCGGCATCGCCGGTATCGCCGGCGCCAGTACCGCGGTCAGCGGCGGCGTCGGGGCCGGACTCGCGGCAGGCGCCTTTGCATCCGGCGGCCCGGTGTACGGTCCCGGCACGAGCACGTCGGACTCCGTCATCGCGCGGCTCTCGGCCGGCGAATATGTGATGAGTGCGAGCGCTGTCGCGCGCCATGGCTCGGCGTTCTTCTCGGCCCTCAACAGTGGCGCCGCCGCGCGGCCGCGGTTGAGTGCGGGACTCCCCGGTTTCGCCGAAGGCGGCCTCGTCACGCGCACGGCGAGCGGCGCCGGCGGCGCATCGCACGAGCTCCGCGTGACGCTGGATCGGAGCGTCATCCTGCAGGAAGTCCGCTCGAGCGAGGGCGGCCGCATCATCATCGACCACATCGACAAGAATCCCAAAGCGGCGCGGCGCGCGATGCGCGTCTCGAACGGTTAGGCGATGACGGCGCCGCCTTCGCTCCTCCTGCTGCCGACGTGGGACAAGGGGGTCGAGCACATCGTAGCCTGGCAGACGCAGGTCCTCGACTCCGACGACGGCACCGAGCAACGCATCCCGATTCGCGAGGCGGCCGCGGAGTCGATCCGGTTCAGCACACTCTTGGGCTCGATCCCGGCCGTCGGCGCGCTCGAATTACTGCTCGCGCAAGCGCCCGACGCGCGCGTGAATCTGCCGCGGTGGTTCGATCAAACGACGCTCACCGCACCGCTCGCGCCGGGCGCCACGAGTGTCCCATGCGACACGACGGACCGCGGCTTCGTTGCCGGCGGGCAGCTCATCATTCTCCAGCGCTCGACCGGCATCAATGAAGTGCGCACAATAGCCGGCGTGAGCGGAAGCGCGCTCGATGTCACGGGCGATGCGGTGACGCTCACTTGGGCCGCCGGCGGCGACGTCATCGTGCTCCCGATCGCGCCGGCGCACGTCAAGCTCCCGGTCGAACGCACCTACGTGGGCGGCATCGTCGCTGAGCTGGGGCTCGAGGCGGATTGGGAAGTCGAAGCGCCGCCCTCGGCATCATCGACGGCAGCGGTGCCCGACACGATGAATCTCGTGGCCGACGGCTATGGGTGGAGCGCATCGCTCACGATCGTCGAGATCGGCGGCGAGGAGTACGCGGTGGTGCACGTGGAAGTGTTCGACGCGGACGGGCTGCTCATCACCGATCCGGCGACGTTGGGCGACATCACGTGGGTTTCGAGCGATCCGACGCGCGCCACCGTACAGCCGATCGGACCCCCCAGGAGCGCGACCGATGCGACACCGACAGGCGAGATCGCGTTGATTCACGGCCTCTCCGGCGGCGGGCTCGTCACGGTGACCGTCACCGCGACGTTAGGCAGCGTCGTGGGCACGATGCTCGTCGACGTCTACAGCTGATGCACATCTGATGCAAGGCGCACCCGGATTCAACTACAGCGCGCGGAATGCGGCGCTCGCGGTCGTCGCGTTCCCCGTGCTCACGCTCATCCCGGACGGCGTCGAGTCCCGGCGTGGGTCCTGGCAGCCGGTCCAGGAGCGGCTCACCGTGCCCTCGGGCGCGTACGGCGTCCGCACACCCAACCGCTTCCCCGCGCGCGGACTTCGCGCGATCTGGCGATGCGGCTCGCGCACCGATCACGCGACGCTCACGACGTTCCTGGTGGCGCTCGCCGGGCGCGCGGGCGCCTTCTGGTGCCCGACCTTTCAGCTGGATGCGACCATCGTCGATGCCTCGGCGCTCGGCACGTGGAAGATCCGGAAGATTGGCTACGCGGCGCGGTTCGCGGCGGAGCCGAGTGCCAAGTTTCTCTTGGGCTTCAATCGGTTAGGCGCGCTCCAGGTTGCGGCCGTCGCCACCGCAGTGGTGGACAATGGGGACGGGACCGAGTCGATCACCTATAGCACGACGCTCCCTTTCCTCGCCTGCTCGAGCGGCGTCTTGGGCACCGTCGCGACGCAGGTGACCGGCATCTCTCTTCTCACGCTCGCGCGATTGGACAGTGATACGATCACCGAGACCTGGCACCACGCCAGCGCGGTCGACGTCGAGCTCTCCATCGTGAGCGTGCTCACGGACATTCTCTGATGCCGCCCACCTTCCTCATGCTCGAGCAGGCCGGCGGGAAACCCGTCGAGCTCTTCATCTTCTCGCGCGCTGGCCAGGTATGGCGCTACACCGACGGCCAGCGCGCACTGACCGTCAACGGCTCGACCTACGAGCCCGCGACCATCACGCGGAGCAGCCAGACCGATTCGTCGGAAGAAGCGCGCTCGACGATCACCGTCACGCTCGATCGGAGCGTCCCGGTCGTCGCGGCGCTGCTCCAGGGCACGCCAACGTACCGTCGCACCACGGTGGCGATCTTCCGCTATCAGCCCGGCGCGTCCGACAAGGCGGTCATCGGCCGCGGCGATGTCGCGAGCGTTAGGCAGCACGGTGAGACCGTGGAAGTCACGGTGTCGCAGATCGGCTACCTGACGCAGCTCGCGTTCCCGCGGCTCACGTTCCAGGGCACGTGCAACCACGCCGTCTATGATCCCTACTGCGGCGTCGACAAATCTGCGTTCACGTTCACGGGCACTGTCGCGGGGATCCTGGCCGCAGGCGCCGTCGGCGGCTCACCGGATGGTCCTGGGATCCAGTTCACCGTGGCCTCGAGCCCCGCGGAGTTCGGCACCGCCGGCTATTTCAGCGTCGGCTATCTCGTGGCCGGCGGCGACATCGCGTTCGTCATCTCGCACACGGTGGCGAGCGGCACGGCACTTCTCGTTCTGTTAGGCCCGGTCCCGCCGGCGCTCATCCTTGGCGCGAGCGTCCTGTGTGTCGCAGGATGCGACCGCAGCAAGGGGACGTGCATCGCCAAGTTCAACAACCTCAAGAACTACCTCGGCTTCGATCTCATGCCGACGCGCGATCCCTTCCAAACGGCGATGGAGTAGCGCGTGCATTTCCTCATCCTGCTCGCGATCGAGGTCGCGATCTCGATCATCGCGGCGCTGCTCACGCGCCCCAAGGCGCCAGGCATCACCACGGTGGCGCCGCCGACGACGGCCCCCGGCACTCCGATCGCCGTGCTCTTTGGCCGCGCGAAAATCGCCGGCAATGTGATCTGGTTCGGCGGGTGGAAAGGCCATCCGATTAATCAGTATGCGTTCTTCGGTCTCGAGAAGGTGCAGATCGGCCGCAACTTCTCCGTCTCGATGGCCGTGGCGTTGTGCGTTGGGCCTGTGGACAAGTGGTACGATCTCATCGCGGATACCGGCCAGCGGTTCACCGAGCTCCCGGCGACGGACCAGGTCACCGGCGTGTCAGGCGATTGGGAGACGGGCATGACGGAGACGATCGCTGCGATTCCGGCGATTGCGTTAGACCATAGCTTCATGCCGTTCGATGTACCGATCGACGACGGCGTGGGTGGGGATGGGAGCGTGCTCGCCGCCCTCTACGCACCGAATCTGTACGGCGGGAAATTCGGGCAGTCCGGCGTGTCGGGACCCGTGCGCTTCTATGGCGGGCGGCGCGACCAGGCGGTCAACGCCTATTGGAACAGCTTCCCGCTCGCGTCGATCCCCGGGATCTCCTACACGATCGACGCCGGCGGCGTCGTCACCGTCAACGTCTTCTTCCGCCGGGACATCGCGACCGTTCGCTACGCCGTGAGCACGGTGGCGCCACCGACCGACGGCGATGTGTTAGGCGGGACACTCCTCTCGGCGGCGCCGTGGCAGTTCGTCTACTCGGCGCTCACGAGCGGCCAGACCCTCTACGTCGGGGTCATCGGCTTCACGGCTGGCGGCACACCGAGTCCGCTCGCGAGCTTCTCGATCACGTGGAGCGGCAGCCCGCAGTCGGGCGAGCCCACCGCCACCGGCGCCGCAGGTTCGACCGAGCCAGCGCCCAACATGCCCAACCTGTGTTACGCTGTCTTCGAGGACACGATGGTTGGGCAGTCGGCATACATCCGGCCGCTCTACTTCGAGGTTGGCCGGACGCCGAACGTGCCGGGCTTCGGGCTCGAGGCCGCGAACGCGGATGGCGACGTCAATCCGATCTCGATCATCTACGAGCTGCTCACGGATCCCCTCTGGGGGATCGGCTTGGCCGATGATGATTTCGACATCACGGCGCTTGCCCTCGCGGCCGCGACGCTGACGACCGACAACATCTTCCTGTCGTACCTGGTCACGCAGCAGCAGCCGGCGCAGCAGCTCATCGACGAGATCTTGCGCACCATCGATGGCGTGCGCTACACGGATCCAGTCACCGGCAAGTTCGGCGTCACGCTCATCCGCGCCGATTATGACGTGTCGACGCTCCCGGTGTTCGATCCAACAAACGTCGAGGATTGCGATTTCACGCAGGCCGGCTGGCGGGAGACGGTCAACGAAGTCAAAGTCTCCTTCACCGATCGCGCGCGGAATTATCAGACAAATCAAGTCGCCGCGCAGGACCTGGCCGGCATCATGGCGACGGGCCGCGTGGCCACCTCCTCGGTGAACTATCCAGGCGTGCCCTCGGAGGACCTGGCGCTCAGGCTCGCCCAACGCGATCTCCGCGCGCTTGCACTGCCGCTGGCCAAGGCGCGCCTGCGGGTGAATCGAGCGGCCTTCGGTCTCCACGAGGGCTCGCCCTTCGTGCTCAACTGGTCCGACTACGGCGTGTCGGGGCTCGTGATGCGCGTCATGTCGATCGCGCGGCCCGGCCGCGATGACGGCACGATCACGATCGAATGCATCCAGGACGCATTTTCGCTGCCGGCCTCGCCGTCCTATGCGACGAGTGGCGTCACGTGGGATGATCCCGTTGGGCCGGGCGCCGTGCAGATCCCCGAGGTCACGCCGGTGAGCGGGCAGAACGCGACGATCGGCGGCGTGGCGCTCCAGATCGACGATCCGGATCACCGCGTGACCCTCGTGCAGTTCCAGCATCAGAGCGGGAATGGCGCGATGTCGGCGCTCGCCGCCGCGTCCTCGCCCTACCACGATCAGGTCACGCTCGATGCGCGCTACCCGAGCACGATCAACTACGTGGTGACGTACGGCACGCCGGACGGCTCGCTCGACACAATCACGGGGACCGTCACCTTCTCGATCAAGCCGGCGCCGGCGACGCCGGTCCTCACGGGATCCGTCGATGCCAGCGGCAATGTCACCGTCGTGGCCACCGCGAGCCCGGACACGACGGGGATCAAGTTCGCCTCGAGCACGAGTGGCTATCCGACCGCGACCACCGTGCGCGCGGCAACGCTCGACACGACGGCGCCCTTCACGTACAGCCCGGCCGCGATCACTGCCGGCCAGACGCTCTTCGTCGCCGCCTTCGCGTACGACGCCGCCGGCAACGAAAGCCCTGCGTTAGGCATGGTCGCCGTGCCGTTCGAAGGGGCCGCCGCAGGCATCACCTGGCGCGGCGCGTGGAGCAGCGGCACCGCCTACGCGATCGATGATGCGGTGAGCTTCAACGGCTCGAGCTATATCGCGACGGGCGCCGGCACGAACCATCAGCCGGACATCTCGCCGACGTTCTGGGATGTGCTGGCGGAAGAAGGCGCGACGGGAGCCACCGGTGCGACCGGGGCACCAGGTGCTACGGGTGCTACGGGTGCCACCGGAGCGACCGGAGCAACGGGTCCTGCCGGCTCGAGCGGCGCGTGGGGCCAGAACGCCAGCACGACGACGGGGCTCACGTACGGGTACTTCGGCGGGGAGATCGTCAACGCCGGCAGCCTCACGCGGATCGCCAACGGCACCGTCGCGTTGACAGACAACACGACGAACTACGTCCAGCGCACCCTCGGCGGTGTGGTGAGCGCGAACACGACGGGCTTTAACTTAGGCTCGACGCCGATGGCGAAAGTCGTGTGCGCGTCGGGCGCCATCACGTCCGTCGAAGACGACCGCATGCTCAACATGCCCGACGTGCCGGCCGCGGGGACACGCGACGGCCAGCACTTCCTCTGCGACGACGGCTCGTTACAGATCCCCGTCGGCACCGGCGGCGGCACGACTGGATTCCCCGCTGGCTGGATCGTCACCGGATCGGGCGTGGTGTGGTCCGCGTGGGCAGACGGCAACCCGTACCACGTCGCGGACTATGCGCGGTGGTCCTCCTCATTGCTCATCGGCGTTACGGCCACGTCGATCGGCACAACGACGGCCCGCTGCGTCAAGTTCCGGCTGCCCAAGCAGATGGCCCTCTCGGCGATCTGGCTGTATAGCACAGCGACCACGGCCGGCACGCCGCTGAACTTCGCCATCTACAACGACGCGAGCGGCGCCAAGGTGTACGACTCCGGCGCGGTGGCGGCCGCCGTAGGCTGGTTTTCGCTCCCGGCTGGATCGGGGTTCCCCACGCTGGCGCCAAACACCGATTATTGGTTCTGCTTGGCCGCCAACACGAGCAACACGGCCATCTGCTTCCGCGTCTACCCGCTCCCGTCGGGCGCTGCATACTTCGGAAGTCCCAGCGCTCCGCTCGGCGGCCTCTCAATCGGCCTTCCGGAAGCGTGTCACATCGCCGTGACGGCCGGCGCCTTCCCGTCGACGATGCCCACCAAATCGGGCGCATCGGACACGTACCCGCCGATCCCTGCGCTCATCGGCACGGTATCCTAGATGGCCGAGCGCCGGGTGACCACGCGGAAGCGCGGCGCGTCTCAGAGGGGCAGTCCACAACACATGCCGCCCTTCCCTGCGGCCACAGGCGCTCTCGGAGCGTCCCGTGGCCGCTTTGCGTTTCCGGAGCTCCTGCGTGGATCACTCCCTCTTCACCGTCATCGGTATTGTGCTGTCCTCGGTCATCTCGATCCTGGGCACGCTGGCCGCGAAGCAACGGAAGGAAGGACGCGACGAGCAGCTCCTCATCGATCTCACGAAGGACGTCGCGGTGCTCGAGGCGGAAGGCAAGAAACTCAAGAACGACATCGATTCCATCGGCGGCCGCGTGCGCGAGATGCGCGTCGTGTTAGGCATCGCGGGACAGACCGGTGAGGTGCCGCGCTATGTCCCGCGTGACTCCGGCGAAGGGCCTGCACTCCGATGAGCCGCTGGCAGTGGGCGAACCCATTTTATCTGCTCGACTTCGTCGATTCGAGCGGGCGGCCCGACCACCAAAAAATTATGGCGGCCGTGGTTGTCGCCGGCGTCTTCTGGTGCCAGGCGACGGGCAAGCCCCTCGACACGACGACCGTCATTGCGTTAGGCGCGATCGGATTCGGGCCGCGGCTCTTCGGGATGTTCCTCCGCACCGGAAAGTGGAGCGCCACAACCCAGACCAAGCTCAATGTCGATGCCGCCGCGATCGCGGCCATCGTTGCGCGCCGGAAGGACGGCGACGTCGAGCCCGCGCCGTGACGACGCCCGTCATCTCGGTCATCGACGCGTTCGTGGGCGGCTGCTCGCTCCTCGAGAACGTCGAAGAAGTGCCGCCCAACTCGAACACGGGCCCAATCGTGAGTCTGATCCAGGCGAGCACCGGATCCAAGGCCGGCGACCCGTGGTGCGCGTCGGACATGTCGTACGTGGGGAGCAAGATGTTCGCGGCCAGGTGGCCGCTGCCCCACACGGCGAGTTGCAATGATCTCGCGCTCTACGCGATCCGGCACGGCGTTCTTGCCTGTGTGGGCCGCGTCTACGATGACATCCAAACGCACGGGCTCTTGGACGCGAACGGGCACCGCGTGCTCGAGCCCAATGCGTTAGGCGCACGCGCCGCAGTCGTGTTGCCGCCGGCGCGCGGCGATCTCTGTCTCCTCTACAGCATGAGCGCCCACCACTTCCACCATGCCGGCTGTGTGCGCGACGTGATCGCGCAGGGCACGGCGTGGCGGAGCTGGGAGGGCAATACCACCAAGCCGGGGCAGAAAGGCGACCAGCGCGAAGGCTGGGGCCACTTCGCCAAGCAGCACGAGATGACGGAGCCGTGGGGCTTCGTCCGTTGGGCCACTCTTCTTGAACGGAGCGAAACGCCATGAGCGGGACCCTGCACCTCATCGAAGCGCTCGTTGTCGGCGCGATTGCCGGCGCGATCGTCCTCGTCTTTGCCCTGCGCAACAACCCGCGCATCGTCGCCTGGCTCGGCATCAAGCTCCCCGTCGCCAAGTAGCCGTGCTGCGTCGCGTTGGGCTCGTGCTGGCCGCGCTGACGGTCGCGTGCGCCGTGCTCGCGTCGCTCGCCGCGAGCGGGCCTTCCGCTGCGCTCGTGGCGCGCGCCAACGCCGTCCCGGATCACGCGCCGACGCTCCGTGGTCCGGTCGTTCGGCCCAACACCGATGTCGCGCGCTTCCTCGAGCAGCACTACTCGGGTGGCCTGCCGGAAGCCGGTTACTGCGCGACGGTGATCGTGGCCGGCACCTTCCAGGACACGACGCTCTTCGTCACGCACGTCGACTCGGCACCCTCGAGGACGAGCAGCATCGCCGGCAAGCCGGGCGTCGACTTTGCGTGCGCGACCCGGTGGACGCTCCACACGCACCCACTCGGCGCGTGCTTTGTTTCGCTCTCGGACATTGTGCAGGCCAACCGCGAGCACCGGGACGGCGCCATCGTGCAGTGCGGCCCACGTGACTTTCGCGCGTGGGTCGTGCGGTGACGTCGCCTCCGCCGCCGACCGGCGGCCTCTCGCAGACTGAAGCGCTCGATTTCTACAAGACGCTGCGCGACGCGTCAGACGCCTCGCTCTCGCGTGCACACCTCATCCGGACACTTGTGGACGCCGCGCTCATCGCGCTCGTGGCGCTGGCCGGCTGGCGCGCGTACGAGTGGCATGTGAAGGACACCGCGCAGCTCGAAGCGCGCGTGCAGGCCAACCAGGCCGCGAAAGATTCCGCCATCGCGAGTCGCGACTCAGCGGACGCGCGCGCGGAACGTTGGGAGACACGCGCGGAGGTGGCCGTCGCGAGGGTGCGCGTCGACACGCAGTTGATCGCTGGCGCCCTCCAAACGGTGCCGGCGCCGGTGCTCGTCCCGGTGACGTCGCCCGCCGGCATCGTTTCCGAGGTGCCGATGGTACCAGCGGAGACGTTCGACACGCTCGGCGCGCGGTGCACGCGGCTCGAGCACGATTGCACGCAGGCGCTCGCGGCGAAGGATTCGGCGCTCTCCGCCAAAGATTCGGCGCTCGCACAGGGACGGATCGCGATGGCGCACGGCGACTCGCTCACTGCGCTCGCGCTCAAGAAGGCATCGGACGCCGAGCGCGCCAACTTCTTCTCGAAGATCCTCTACGGGTTAGGCGGCGCGGTCGTCGGACGCGCGAGCTGCTCAGTGCGTTGACGCTGCTTCCTCGAGGCGCCAACCGCGACGAGCTCGCGGCGAATGAGGTGCCGGATCCAGTCAGAGATGCTCCGGTGCTCGCGCGCAGCTGCCGCTGCGACGAGCGCTTTTCGTTCGGCGGTGAGACGCACTTGGACGACGCAGCGCCGGTAGATGGCGCCGCGGCTCATTGAAAGAGACCGCTCCACGTCAGCGCCGCTCCGTACTGAGCTCCCGCCTGACTAACGAAGATTTTTTGGAAGCCGATTTGTACCCCGACGCCAGCACGATCCGGCAGGAACCCGATTCCACCGGACAGCATCCCGCGCGCGCCGCTGTGATCGAACGGCCCGAGCTCGCCGGTCTGCGGATTCACGAACGTCTTCGTCTTGAGCGAACCCCAGGCGATGCCGGGCGCCCCGAAGGCCAGAATCCGGTAGTGGCCTTCCCGTGCGGAAAACGCGATCGGAGCGCCGACGGTCGCCGAAGCATACCGATCGGACCCGGCATCGAAGGACCAGGAGCCGGCCGTCCGCACCGACAGCGTTACCCGACCTGCCGAGTCGCCGACCGCCGCGTTGGCCAGCCGTACGATTGCACTCCCGCCGGCGCTGGCGTTGCCGCGGCACTCGAAGCCGATGGGACAATCCGGAACGATGTACGCGGCATTGGCGCCGATGCCTAACCGGCCGCCCAGGAACGAGGCCTCCACGGCGCCGCCGAATGCGTCCGCACGCACGGATCCAACTGGACCGAGGTCTCCGAAGTCGCCGAATGTCAGATGGGTGTACAATCCTTGCACGCTGAGGACATTCACGGAGTCGCCTAACATCGGGGCGTCGACGACGGGCGATGCGCCGGCGGTCGTGAGCACCGTTCCGAGATAGGCGGCGAGATCGTGCACGTTTTGGGCGTCAGCAGGCTGCGCGCAGAACACGCATACGGCTGAGGCCGCGAGGATGAAGCGTTGGCGCACGGTGAGAGTACTCCCGGAGTGTTCGAGTTGTGGGGCGGCGACGAGCCGCATAGCACGCCGCAGGCCTAACGGTCCCTGAACGCTCTTTCCCGGTCCAAGTCCATGACGCATCGCGGATTAGCAGCTAGGTGCGTGCATCTCTTGTAATACGAAATGTGGCGGCGCAGCGGCGGCGCGCGCTCAACACTTCCGACGGCCTCTTGCGACGGGCGTTTCCGCAGGAAATCTTTGCCGCCCCGCATGTCTCGCCCGCCAGCACGCTCCACAGCCTCTAGTCGCGTCCGCGGCGTCTATCGCATTGACCTGCCTGACGAGGGCGAGGTCATCTATCGCTTTTATTCCAGCGGCGGCCGACGCATCGCGAGCTGCCACGTAAGCCTCGAAGCTGCGACCCCTCTCATCGACGACTGGATGGAGCGGATGCTGGACGCAGTCGATCCCTTCCCGCATCCCAGACCCGCTGTCCATCTCTTGCTCAGGCCTCCTTGTCCCGACGACGATGGAGGGGTCTCGCCGCCCGTGCGCCCGTCCGGTGAAGCTGTCTCGTCTTGCCGAGCCACTTCGGCGCCTCAGCGTTCAAGTCGTGCTGCAACCAGAGGCGCGATACGCCGAGAGCGCTGACGAGCGCTGCCCAGTAATCCTCGTAGCGCGGCAGATGTTGTCCGGTTTCCCACTTTGAATAGTGGGCCTGATCGATCTCCTTGCCCCGCACCACTCCCATTCTCGCCACAAGCTGCACCTGGGTTAACCCGGCGTGTTCGCGCGCGAGCCTCAGCCGCTCGCCGAACGCTGCATAGGGCGCATCTGGGCGCGATTTCCCCATCCCCATCGTGCCTCTTGACAAAGTCAGTGAGTTACTATTACCCTAGTTACTAGTCGCTGGCCGTGTGCGGGCCGGCCTTCCTTCAGGGACGGAATATGACTTCACGGAATATCAACCGAAAGACCCGCATCCTCGTTGGCCAGCGCCTTTTAGCTCTTCGCACGGCACAGGGTCTCACCCAGGAAGCGGCGGCCAAAAAGGTAGGCATCAAACAGTCGCACCTCTCGAAGATCGAACGCGGCTGCGGCACTTCGCTCGGCCTGCTGATGCGGCTGGTCGCCGTGTACGGCAGCTCGCTCGACCAGGTCGTGGCACCAGAAGCGGAAAAATCCCCCGCCGCCTAACCCGTCACCCTCAACACGCACCTGAGTCCACCCCATGAACGAGTCCCGAATCATTAAGATCGACCGCCGATGCGATCGCGCCGGGCCGGGCTTCCGCTCGACGCGCGAGTACCAACGGCACGTCGAGTCGGAATGCGCGTTCCACCTCGTGCGCGCGACCGACGTCGCGCCCGGCTCCAAGACGTGGCGCGAGAAGCGCTTCCGCTCGGGGCAGCGCGTGCCCTTCCGCACGGAGATCGAAGCGTTCCAATCGCTGCTCACGCGCTCCGCCGAGGACGGTGGGATCGAGCACGTCGAACGGGCGGCGGACGAAGTGTGGGATGCGGTCGTACACCTCACGCGGCTCGTCTCGCGGCTTGTGACGGACGCCCGCATCCGGGCGACCACACGCATCGTCGCCGCACAGAGCGACACCGGGAGGGCCGCCTAACCATGAATCCCACTATCGCCATCATCGTCCGCGCGTTAGGCATGGCCGGCGCGATCGCCGCGCTCTACTTCGCGGTGGCTACGTACATGGCCGTGACCGATCGGCGCGCGGAGAAAGCAGAGCGCGAGCGCAAAGGGGAGGCCGACTTCCAGCGCACGGTGCGCACGGACCCGCGCCGCTCGCGCCGGGACGGGAACTGGCCGCCCCGCGGCGGGCTCGCCGCGTGAGCGCGTTCCTCTGGGCCGCTATCGCGATCGCCGGCGTGTTCGGCGTGCTCTGGATCGCGGTACGGCTCACGGTGCTCGTGACGCGTTCGGTCGAGCGCGGGCCGCGGCGGCCGAACGCGAAGAATCCTCGACTCTGGCAGTAACCCTGGGAGAATCGAAATGACTCACGCAGCACCCGCGGCGCCGGCGCCGGCGACGTCCACCACCGAGAAGCCGTCGCTTCTGGATCAGATCCTAGACTCGCAGCATCTCCGGCAGAACGTCACGCCGTTGCTCGCCGGCCACCACGCGACGGAACGCGACGAAGAGTACGAGCGCGTGGCGGGAATGGTCCGGCTCTACGCCCGGGCGAACCCGGAGATCCTCCGCTGCACACGCGCCTCGATCGAGCTCGCGATCACGAAGGTGGCGCAGTGGGGGCTCACGATCGGCGACACCGCCCATCTGGTCCCATTCAACGTCAACACTGCGAAGAAGGGACAGCGCCCGGTTTGGGAGAAGCGACTGACGCCGATCGCCGACTACAAGGGCCTCATCCAGCTGATGATCGCGTCCAAGGTCATCCGGTTTGTCGAGGCGCACTGCGTCTACGAGAAAGATGAATTCGACTGCGTCTTCGGATCCGAGCGACGTCTGCATCACAAGCCGTGGGGCGTGCCCGGCGAGCGCGGCGCACTCAAAGGCGCGTGGGTGATGTTCCACCTGCCGTTCGGCACGATGGTGTGGGACTACATGCCGATCGAGGACATCGATGCGATCCGCAACACGTACTCGAAGCAGTGGGCGGTGAAGAAAAACGACAACGGCGAAATCGTCGCGAACAAGGAATGCCCCGCCTGGTACGCGAAGAAGTGCACGATCCGCCAGGCCTCGAAGCTCGTCCCGAAGGATCCGCGGCTCGCGCGCGCGATGGCCACGATTCGCGACGAAGAGCGGACGGAGTTCGGCGAGGATCTCGATAAGATCGTCGCGACGACGCAGCGGATGCGCGAGGAGGAAGAGCTCGCGGACACGCTCAACGCGCGTCTCAAGTCGAACGTGCAAGGGAGCATCCTCGAGGGCGCGGAGGAAGAAGACGACGCGGAGCTGCAGCAGCGACTCGGTGGTGCCGGCGTCGCGGAGAACGACGAGCCCGAGGACGACATCCCGGACCCGCTCGACGCGTTGCGCCAGGATCTCAAGCAGCTCTCCGAACGGACGGAGTTCAGCACCAGATCAAGGGAGCTGCTCGCGGCCGCGGCCGAGAATGCGGACCTCACGATCGAGCGCGCGCTCGACATGGTCGACGATGCGAAGCGCTGGCTGAGGAAGCGCGAGCTCAACTTGCCGGACGATCTGCCGCTGCCCAAGGGCGCGCCTAACGCGACCCGTCCGAGCCAGGCGAAACTCGTCGAGTCGATCCGCGACTACGGAAAGCGCTATCCGCATCTCCAGGACACGATTGGGCGTTGGCAGCTCGAGGAGATGGACGAGGACCGCCTCGAGGACTGCCTTTCCATTCTCAAGGATGCCGCGGCCGTAGCGGATCGCGAGGACGCCCGGCGCAATCGGAGACAGGCCAATGCCTAACACTGTACTTAGCCGGCCGATCAGTTTCGACGTTTCGTCGACGGATATGCGACGGATCAGAAAGATCGCGCGGCGGGGATCGCGGTTGCTGAAGGAGAAGGGCGTCGAGCGGGACCGCGTCGATGTCGAGATGGACCTGTGTGCCTGTCACGCGAACGGTTGCCAGCTGGATTTCGAGAAGCTCGAGCGATTCGACGATTTCAATTTGCTGCACGATCTCCTGGGGATTGCGCGGTGTCTGGATCACAACACCGGCCGGCTGCGGCGCCATTTTCTACCGCGCTGTTCCCTTCCCAGTCGCCTGCAGAAACCTGCCGTCGCAATCTGCATCCGCTGCGGATGCACGGACGACGACGCCTGTGAAGGCGGTTGTGGATGGGTCGTCGTCGATCGCCTGCGCGCAATCGGTGTGTGTTCAAGCTGCACTGACAGCGGAGAGGCCGCCCGGTCCATGCTCAAGGAGTGGGACGCGTGACGCCGCCGCTCACGAAGTGGGTCGTTCGCCGCCTCGAGCTCCCGCGCACCGGGATGGTCTCCGTGGCGCTCACGCCCGAGGGCATCGCGTATCGCGAGTATGGTCGCCGGCGGTGGCTACTGCTCCCGCATAGGACGGCCTTCGTCGCGGCGGCGACGTTAGGGGCCGAGTCTATTCGCGCGGAACGCCGATCGAGAAGGAGGATGCAACATGCGTGAACTCCTTCCCGTCGCGGTTGCCACCGTTCGCGACGACACGGTGTTTCGCTTCGTGCGCTCGCCCGACCGTGGCAGCGACGACGGATACACAGGGGTCCTCGTCGACGGCGTGCCGCTGCCGCAGCGCATCGTGTATCACTCGCCGACCGGCTTCGAGTTCGGGTACGGCGGGAGCGGCCCGGCCGATCTCGCGCTGAATATCCTCGCGCTCTTCGTCACGCGTCGCGAGGCCGAGCAGCTGCATCAGGATTTCAAGTGGGCGTTTATCGGGTCAGCGTTTCCCGGTCAAACGCTCCGGGCGGCCACCGTCCGCGCGTGGATCGAAGCGCAGCGGCGCGCGCAGAGCCAACGGGAGGGTTAGGCGAGATGCGCGTTCCTGTTCGCTTCGAGGCGATCACGCCTGCCTATTGGCCGCGCGGGGCAGCGCGCACGGACGCGCTCGACAGGATTCACGGGCGCTTTCGTACCACGTGGGGCTCGATTATGGCTGATCTCGACCGCGAGCTGTGGCAGGCCGGCGCGAGCGATGTGGTGGTGCAGATCGATTGCCCGGCCGTCGACATCCGTGGAGACGGAATGCCGAAGTCGGATGCGCGCGTCCGATCGCCTGGCGTCGTGCTGCGCTTCACGCACCCGAGTCAGGGGCCAGTCATCTATCCCTGCGATGCGTACGTCGATTGGTGGTCGAACTTCCGCGCCATCGTGCTCACCCTCGAGGCGTTGCGCGCGGTCGATCGCTACCGCGTGGCGACAGCGGGCCAGCAATACGCGGGCTTCCGCCAGATAGCCTCGACATCGGGAGAGCCTGGACCGCTCAGCCCTGAGGCCGCGGCGGAGATCATCGCGGAGCACAGCGGGATCGAGAGCGAAGCGATTCTCATGTACCAGAGCGTCCGCACCGCGGCAGTCGCGAAGGCGCTGCGCGCGGCCCATCCGGACACGGGCGGCACTGCCGAGCAATTCGACCTTGTGTCGCGCGCGAAGAAAGCGCTCGAGGAGGCGGCATGACGCCGAACCTCGAGGACGTGCTCTCCGGTTGGCGCGAGCGCGCCTCGAGCGCGCGCATCCTGCACGAACCGGACAAGGCGCAGTTGATCGATGACATCTGCGATCAGGTCGCGCGCGCCGCGGAGCCATTCATGCGGTTCATCTCGGAGCGCGACGCGCAGCTGCGCTCGAGTAAGGGACTCCACTACTTCAAGACGCGCTTCCGGGAATGGGAGGCGCAGGGCAACGCCCGTGTCGGCGCCAAAGGCCGGCGCGAATACCGCCTCTGTGTGGTCCCGGTCCGCGCGAACACCGACGGCGCGCGCGCGCGCGGCCGTCGCGGCGAGCACGCGGCATGAAGCAGCGTCGGCGGACGATCCTTCGGTTAGGCAGGCGCGGCCGCCAGGTGCGGGTCTGCATCGACCGCCGGCTGCACCTTGTGCGCTGCCTTTGGCGCGAGCACGGGCGCGATCGGACGGAGAGCTGGCCGGATACCGAGTCCGGCCGCGCGGAGGCGTGCGCGTACGCGGATGGCGTCTATGAACGGCTCGGTGGGCCTGGGCCGGCGACATTTGCGCCGATCACACTGCGCGCGCTGTGGGAGCGGTACGCGACGGCCGTGCAGGACGACATCCGCCATACGACGCGCGTCGGCTACGCACAGCGGTGGGGGAAGTTCGAGTTGTTCGCCAACGAGGATCGCCTCGCGACGGATGTGACGACGGCGCTGCTCTCCGACTACCGCACGCGCTTAGCACAGCTCGGGCATTCGCCGAATCAGGTCCGCCTCCTCATCGCCGCGGTCAGGCAGGTGATGCGATGGGGCGTGATGAACGATCTCATCCCGATTACGAAGGTGCTCGAGTTCCGCGTGAAGTCGCCGCGCGGGCAGCGGGGCATCAAGATGCACGAATATCGGCGCGAGGAAGCCGAGGCGATCATACGGCAGTGGGATCCTCGCGCCTGGTACGGATGGCGCCCCTACGTGCTCACCGTTCTCTGTTCGCTGACTGGACGGCGCGCGCGATCGCTGCTGCATCTCGAATGGCGCGACGTGGACTTCGCGACCGGCATCGTAACCTGGCGGGGCGAGACGGACAAGATGGGCGAGGAACAGCAGCGTCCCCTGCCCGAGCTCGCACTCGAGGCGCTGTGGGTGGCGTACGGCTGGCGCTGTGCGTTAGGCCCGAGCTCACCCTTTGTGTTCTTCGGCGCGGAGGGGAAGACGGCGAATCGCCCGTGGACGTACTCAGCCGCCAACACGATGCTGCACAATGCGGAGACCGCGGCTAACGTCGAGCACATCAAGTATCGCGCCTTTCACGGCTTTCGCCGCGGTACGACGACGGACATCCTGGTCGCGACGGGCGGCAATTACAAGGCGGCGGCGGACTATATCGGCGATCGCGATCTCCGCATTGTACGCCGCTCCTATGACAAGGAACGCTCCGAGGAGATGGTGGCGACGGCGGCGCTCGTGGAGCGCCATCACCGGCAGATACAATCCGGAACGCAAATAGAACGCGAGTCGGACCAGGCCAATCCAGAGGAGGTTACACCGTGATACGGCGGGCTAACGAAGAGCCAGCGCTCGGGATTGAACCGAGGACCGC